GCCTGGCAGTTGCGGGGCTACGTGACGAGCTACGAAGTGAACAGCGCGCTCGACGACGCCATGCGCGCGTCGATCACGATCGCTGTCACTGGCCGACCGGACTTCAACGCCACACCGTAAAATAGTTCGTGACGGGACGACCGACCCCCCAGGGAAGGCCCAACACCCCCCACCTTCCCTGGGGCGAAGGTCGCCCGAGAAGGCGGATCGTAGTGAAGGCCAATGCATGGGAGGTTGTTCATGGAGCCGAACGGCACGCAGGTCATGTTCTTGACCAAGGAGCAGATCCTTTCTGCTGCCGACCTTCCGGAAGAAGTCGTCGATGTCCCCGAGTGGGGCGGCAAAGTCCTGATCCGCGGGATGACCGGTGCGGAGCGCGACGCGTTCGAAGAGTCGGTCATGGTTACCCGCGGCAACAATCGGGAACTGAACCTGCGGAACTTCCGCGCCAAGCTCGTCGCTCTCTCGATCGTTGATCCTGTCACGAAGGAGCGGATGTTCAGCGATAACGAGATCGCTGAACTCGGCAAGAAGTCAGCGCGTGCGCTGCAGCGCGTTTTTGAGGCGGCGTTGCGGCTCAATGGGATGACGGCCGAGTCGGTCGAGGAGCTGACGAAAAGCACTGAAGAAGCGTCCTGAGAGACGGTTCTGGTTCAAGCTGGCGCTCGCGCTGGGTATGTCGGTAGCCCGTGCCCAGCGCGAGATTTCTGCACGTGAATTCGCTGAGTGGATGGCCTACGACCGGATCGACCCGATCGGACGCGACCGGGACGACTGGCGGGCTGTTTTGCTAGCGGCGATGCTGGCCAATATCCACCGGCCGAAGGGCAAGCGCCCGTATCGGCTGAAAGACTTCTGGCCACGGTGGGATACCACGGATCCGGACGAAGAAGAGCTGGCGCGCAAGATCAAGGCGGCCATGGGGGCGCTCGCCGCCTACTTTGACCGCTAAAGTAGGGTAGCCACGATATTCCAGGTGTCCCAAGTGGGACACCTGGAAAATCCCCGCTGCCCACTTCAATCGTTGAGGGAAGGATAGGCACCGGTGGCGAACACGCTAGCGACGCTCAAGGTGCTGATCCAGGCACAAGCGCAGGGTGTCGAGCAGGCACTGGGCCGGACACAGGAAGCGATCAAGAACTTCCAGGCCGGAATGCAGGCAACGAGCCGCGTGGCCGCCAGTGCCCAGCGCAGCGCCCAGGCCATGGAATCCTTCGGTCAAGCGACACAGCGCGCTGGTACAGCGGCGCGCACTGCTGCACCGCAATTCCAGTCGCTCAGTAGCTCGCTGCAGCACGTGCAGAGAACAGCAGCGAGCGTCGCTGAAGAGATGGTCGACCTGGGCGGCATCTTCAGCACCATGAGCACGCGCATCGGGCGCGTCATGCTCATTACCCTGGAGTTCGGTGTCGCCCTGAAGGCCTTGCAAGTCGCTGGTTCGGTCTTCGAGACGTGGCGCGAATCCGTTTTCGGGCTCAACGCCAGCCTCGAGCTGTTGCAGATCCGGTTGACGACGCTGTATGGGTCGACCGAAAAGGCGAACCAAGTCCTGTCCTTCCTGGTTAGTCTGGCGGCCAAGTCCCCGTACGGCATTCAAGATCTGGCGAAGGCACTGAACTACCTGGCTGCTTCTGGTGCCCCGGCGGAAGCGCTGCCGCGTATCCTGACAGCCATCGTCAACACGACGGCGGCGTTCGGTGGTTCGGCGGACGTCTTCGAGCGCGTCTCCCTCGCACTGTTCCAAATGGCACAACGCACCAAGGTGGTCGGCGAGGAGATGCGGCAGCTGACCAACGCTGGTATCCCGGCGTGGCAGATCCTGGCCGATACGTTGGGCGTTTCTGTCGCGCAGGCGATGGAAATGGTGGAAAAGCGCCAGGTCGACGCCCAGACGTTCATCGAAGGCCTGGTCGCCTGGTCGGAAGGCCGCCTCGGCGACATGAGCGACACCATCATGCGGACATGGACGGGGGCGATACAGGCTGTCCAAGAAGGGATCCAGTTCTTTCTGGCCCAAGGCTTCCAGCCGCTGTTCCAGGCATTCCGAGATGCACTGGTCGAGATCGGGAACTTCTTATCCAGCGATGTCATGTTCTCCGAATGGGCGGCAAAGGTCAACGGAGCCGTGCAGGTCGTCGTAGCTGGCCTATACGGCTTCGTTGGCGTGCTGCGCGACGCGCTCTACGAAGCAGCATCGGTAGCCCTAGCCCTGGGGCAAGCCATCTACGAGGCTCTGCAGTGGATCAACCCGTTCGCTCGCCACTCGCCGTCTCTGGTCGAAGACGTCGAAGAAGGTGTGGATGCGATCATCGATGCGTTCGATGACCTGGACAGTATCCGGGGACACATCGAAGCTATCCGTCGCCAGATCCGGGCTCTCCAGATCGAGCTGCGCACTCTGGGAATACAGCTGCGCAACATTGAAATGCAGCTGAGGCGCGAGCGCAAAATCCTGGACGAATATCGGGATAACTTGCGCCGCGTCACTGACCGTATCCGCGAGATAGAGAGCGCTATCAGAGACCTGGCGCGCGCCAAGCTGACCGAGGAGCTTCCGTATCTCGACCAGCTGAAAGAGTACGACCGCGAGATCAAGCGGCTGCGCCTCATGAAGCTGCGCCTCGAGTTCTCGGGGGTGCCTGCCGCATTCATCGACGAGCTCGCGACGAAGATCGAAATTTTGGGCAAGCGAGCGGAAATGGTCGACCTCGAGCGCGAGCTGAACGTCGGCCCGCTCAGGGAACAGCTCGAGGAAGCCGCGGACGCTGCGCTCGGCCTGAACCAGGCGATGTCGTTCGGCGAGGCGATCCGTCGGATCGCTGAACTTGCCAGCGAGATAAGCGGACTGCGGAGGGAACAAGAATACTGGCAGGCGCTGGTCGAGCAACAGGAGGCTGTCGTCCAGGCGCTCGAAGATCAGGCCGATGCCCTGCGCAACGCGATGGACGAGTTGCGCAATGCCATCGACGAGCTGCGTAACCAGCTAGCTGAGCTCCAAAACCAGTCCTCCCGATCACGCGATTCACTGGAAAAGCTTCGGGTTCCGGCTGTCGGAGTAGCTGGCGCGTTCAGCATTCTTCGCCGGGCCATCGAAGATGTCGCTACGACGCCGTTCACCGTTGACACGAGTGGGCTAGAGAGCCTAGCCAAGCGGTCAGCGGACGCTGAAGAAGTCCTGCGCCGCGCGACTGCTGTTATGGAATCGATCCTGCCAGGCGCGGCTTCCAAGTCTGCGATGGAGGTGCGCGAGCTGGCCCGCCAGGTCGCGGCAGCGCGCGCCGGTGCTGGTGACTTCAAGGACAGGATCAAGGACTACGCAAGCGCCCTGGACGACGCTCGGGCAGCGTTGCGGGAACAACAGGCTGTCCTGCGCGAATACGAGCGACTGCTCCGCGACGTCGAATCGGCGATCCGCGACACCGAACGGGCTATCCGCGGCCTGACAGAAGTACAGCTAGCGGAAGAACAGCCCTATATCGAGCAACTGAAGCAGCTCGAAAAGCAGATCAAGCAGCTCGAGCTCCGCAAGATGGAACTGATCCTGGCCGGGGCGCCAGAAGAGCAGATAAGGGGTGTCGAAAACGAGATCCGCCGCCTAGAAGCGCAAGCGCGGAAGGTCGACCTCGAGCGCGAGCTGAACGTCGGGCCACTGCGTGAACAGCTCAAGGAAATGGCCGACGAAGCGCTGGGCGCTGGAAAGGTCATGACTTTCGCGGAAGCCCAGCAGGCGATGGCTGGCCACATCGAAAACCTCAAGAAACTGCGCGAAGAACACGCGAAGATCTCCGAGATTACCGCAAGGCAGCGCGACTTGGTCGAGGAGTGGTCGAAGAAAGTCGAGGCCCTCGCTGCCGGGTACGACGCCTTGCGCGAGTCGGTGCAGAAGGTCGGCAAGGAAGCCCAAGGGTCGGTTATGGAAACGACGACCCAGTGGTCACTGGCCGACCCCTCGGTATTCGAGCGGGCCGAAGAGCAGCGCAAGAGGTTCGAGCGTATCGCTGCCGAGACACGCAAGCGCATCGAAGAGGCGATCCGGCCGTTGGTGCCCTTCCTCGCTGAAGTGGCGGGCCTCGCATCTCGCTTCGTGATCACGGGCACAGCACTGGGTGTCGCGTTCATCGGGGCGCGCACTGCCATGCTGCCGTTCGCCAGCTTATTGCAGAACCTGAAGGTCGCGCTGGCTCCGGCGATCGCGTACAATATTGCCCTCGCGAACGTGCTCAGCGGTCAGGTCATTGGCGTTTTCGCAGCGCTGATATCGCCGCTCGCTGCCGTCGTGAACGGCTTCTCGGCAGCGGCCAAGACGGTGGGCAGTTTCCTGACGTTCGGCCCAGCATTCCAGCGCACCGTCAGCGGCCTGCTCGGTACGGTCGAAGCGCTACGCGCAGTCGCTGGCGCCATCGCTGCTGGAAACTGGCCAGCTATCCTGGGCGGCATCGTTGGGGGGCTGACACGCGTCGGTGAAGTCGTCCGCGGTGCTGCGGGCGGATTCGGCGCCTTGGTAGGGGTATTCTTGTCACTGCTCAACCCCATCAAGGCGCTGTCTACCGGCCTGGGCGCGCTGCAAGTCAGTTTCGCCCTTCTCAAGGCCCCGATGCTCATCGTCACCGGCCTCTTCCAGGGGCTTTTCGGTGGCTTCTGGGGCCTCGTCAACTTGGTGACCTTGACGTGGCAA